GCCTCCAAATAATGATGCCTGCTGTTCGTGCTCGGATATTCGCTCGTTGATCATATCTACATATTTTTTATACTTCTCGATTAGGATATAATTGCGGTTAGTGTTTATGCAGGCTATTGCTGTTGTTCCTGAACCTGCGCAATTATCTAATACCGTTTCACCTTCATTGGTGTAGGTTTTAATTAGATATTCAAACAGGGCAACGGGTTTTTGTGTAGGGTGTAATAACATATCTGATTGTTCTGATTTACTAAACCTTAAAATATTGATAGGGTGCTTTTCCATTAAAACCTCACCGTCAAAGATATCTCTTGTCTTACCATAACATTCTTGTGTTCCATAGTTTTTACTTTTACGGGGGTTTTCCCTTTCCCGCATTTGTGGGTTGTATTTTGTCACACCGTCACAAAAAACGCAAATGTCTTCTGCGCTCATCATTGGTCTATGCCTTGCGTTTAAATGTCCAACGCCCCGCATTTTATCCCAAACCCAACGGTATTTATAATCAGATAAATTACTTGTTATCAATACACTTGTAAATGGTTGGTCTGCCGTCAACACTATCGCACCATTATCTTTTATCAACCGTTTATATTCTGCCCATAACGGTTCAAACGGTATTATGCTATCCCATTTACAAGCAGTTGTGCCGTAAGGTAAATCGCATAAAATCATGTCTATACTTTTATCGGGCAGTGATGGCATGACTTCTAAGCAATCACCGTGTATAACTTGATTTATGCTCATATCCAAACACCTGCCGGAAGCGGATAATAATGCGGCTTTGTTTCCCACAACGCCAATTGAAACGCGATCCGCCAGTCATATTCTGCGCTTAACTCATTATAACGTTTCCACAACGCGCGCGTCGTATTGTTAACGCGCAGCATAACCAGCCGCGGATCATAAACTGGTATCCGCAAATCACCCAACGCCTGCTTCATGGCCGGATCTTTTTCCCCAAAAAAATCAACTGCAAGCTCGTTGTATCGCCTAAAGGGAACCAAAACTTCCCAACGATCCAACTGCTGCAGCCCTATTCTAATCAAACTGGTATTAAATTCAGCTTCGGGGTCAAAACAAACAACTTTTTTCGCGCCAGATATGCCCTTAACCAGCGGCAGCCCGGCAAAATCCTCTTGTTCATAGTCCTTAAGCGGTAAAGCCGCCCTGCTTAACTGTTTTTTTGTCATTTTAAGCTAAGGGCGGCAGCTATTAACTGCCGCCCCGTTGCCCTCCTTTATGGATTAACTTTCAGGCGAGCTTTTATCGATGTGCGCCACAACCGCGGCGTTTTCATCTTCATAGTGAGCGTCGCCTTCCAGCGTTAACACGAAATCCGTGCGCCGTTCTTTAGGTATCCGATCCCGTTCAATCGTAACCTCATGGAACAAGCCCCAAACCATGTTATCGGGATGCTGCAGCATTGCAATATCGCCTTGAGAAGCGTTATCGCGTTCCAGCATAGGAACATAACGAACAGGGATACCCTTGTAAGTTAAATCCTGATGCTGTAAAGTTGCGGCATCACCCAAGCTGGTCTGACGCTCACGCAAGAGGTTCCGGTAAGCGTTTTCCACGTCCCAGTCAACATAAAAACGCCATTCAGAACGGTTCTGCAGATACTTTTTAGGAATGGCACTAAGCAGCGCTTCAAACATATTTTCGGGATAAGCATCGCTATCAGAAGGATCAAAGTCGCCGTTCTGCCCGTAAATATGGTTCTCCGCAAGCTTTGCCCAGCCGTCAGTCAAGCTTAAAACGGCGTCCGTGCCATAAGCAGTATCGGTATCTGCCCGAACGTTAAATTCCTCAAGGTCGCGGCCTGCAGCTTCACCGAACAAGTCCAGCAACGTATCTTCAAAGTTGCCGCGTTCAATGTTCCGCCTTAAAGCCTGATCCTTTATACCAGTAATGGCCTGCAATTCCTGCGCGATAAGTTTATTGTTCCAAAACTCCGGCTTAACGTGATCGCCTTCCTCCAACGTTTTGTGAGAAGTTTTATCGCTTTCAAGCCCTGCGCGCAGCACCCGGCCAACAAAGCCAACACGGTCGATTTCCACCTGCTGACTGTCCATAGGTATAAACCGAGCTTCATCCAAGATCCGCGTCCTCCGCTGAATAACGCGCACAAACTGATCAAACTTGTCCGGAGTTAAAATACCTTCGTCCAAGTCGCCAACTGTGATCGCCTTAAACGCACCGTCAACACGTGCCAAAAGTTCAGCGTTTGTGTATTGTCCTTTACCCATGTAATATCAACCTCCTTTCCATAAGGTCTGCACCTGAAAAGGCGCTTATTTATCTTCAAGATCGCGCCTGCGCCGGCCAAAACCATCCCGGCCCCAAAGTTCAGCGCGCTTCTTCGCGTTTGTGCTGGTATCGTCGTCGCTGCCGTCTTGCCCTTTAATAGAACGGCTGCCGGTTCCCAGCGCCTTTTCAACCTTTTCCGCTAAAGCGTCATAATCAGCCTTAAGCTGATCATAATCTTCTTTAGACACCGTTTCGGTATCACCGCCGCTGCCTTGATCCTGATCGCCCTGATCCTGATCGCCAGCATCGCCCTGATCCTGATCTTTGCCTGCAGCGTTTTGATCATTGCTGCCTTGATCATTCTGATCGTTTTGATCGCCCTGATCCCCGGCGCCCTGATCTTCCTCTGCAAGCGCAGCCTTTAAAGCTTCCTTTGTTTCAGGATCCTCTTTAATTGCCTTTAACAGTTCTTCTTTAGTCATGTCAGCATCGCCTCCTTTCCCGGAATTAAAGTTCGCGTCATACGCATTGCCGCCAGCCCTTTCCTGTTCGGCCACTTTAATCAACCCGTTAAGTTCTTGCAAGGCGTCCGCAACCTGATTTTTAAGTTGCTGCAGCTTTGTATAATTATCATCGCTAAACTGCCGGCCGGCTTTGCCAGCCTGATCGCCGCCTTTTAAGCTTTCGACAAACCTTTGCAGTATTCCTTTTTTCTGTCCACCGTTGCCCGGCTCCGGCGCTTTACTTTTAAGCGCGAAAAACTTTGCCTTCGGAACGGCCGGCTGATCGACAAAACTAACAAACGCGGCCACCCAATCTTCACCCAAATCACCGAGCAGGGTTCGTTTAAATGCCGCGTCCTTATCAATAGACTTGCCAGCCGTGCGCTTAATTCCCATAACAGAATATCCAGTAAGTTCGCCGCTTGTTACGCGGCCCCAAGTTTCGTCATCCGTGGCCTTGCTGCCCAAGATCCAAGCTCCGGCAGGCAATTCAAGATCCTGCCCGTCAAGCGATTTAACGGTCATTGCTTGCGGCAGCAGATAACTTTCAACCGGAACGCCCACGTTGTTCAAGCTGTGCTGCAGGTCAACGTTCCTATAAAGCTCCATCCATTCATGCGCAGCCTTTTCAACCTGCTCCGCGCTAACCGTTTCGCCATCATGATCCGGTTCGCCCGGCACTAAGACGGCCGCGTATGCGATCCGCTTTGCATCATTCTTATATACAATTGGCCCGGTAAGCTCCGCGTCCTTGTCCTTTGCCGCGTTTGCAGCAGCTTCCGCCGGCCACTTGCCTTCCGCCTGATAATGCAACCAAGCGCACAAAGCTTCGGGATTATCGATCCCCGGCTTGTCCGCCAGTGCTGCCACGCATTCACTAAAGCCGCCGGCCCACTCGCTCCAAGTATCAATTAAGCTTTGAACGTCTTTAGCTGCAGCGTTCGGGTTCTGCTCTAAAAGCTGCTTCTGCACGTATGCAACGTCCACCGGCGCCGGCTGCCCAAACACTATTTCGCCGTTCACTTCCGAATATTGAAGCTGGTAAAGCTCCCCATCGTTGCCGTAGTCCTTAACAATAACATTATCGCCATAAGTTGCAACCGGCAGAGGGTCTGCTAAACCAGAGTTCATTTCAAGCGCATTGCTGATCTTGCGTAGTTTTTCTTCAATGGAATGTTTGTCTAATGGCATTAAATAGAACACCTCCTTTTTCCAAGCTTATAAAAAAACTGCAGTTCCGTTGCTGATGGAGCCGCCGGGAGTTGAACCCGGATACAAGCGCTGCCTTGCAGGCGTTAACACTTGCCGATCCCAAACCGGCCCCAGCTATAAAGCTTCTGGTTATAGTTTACATCGCCGAACACCTCCTGTCAAGCATGGATTATTTTAGCTTTGCATTTTTCAAAGCTCATTAACTGCTTGCCATAATGGTCGCTTCTATGTTAATATCCGCGCCGCTTAATCATCACCCACGTAAACAAGGTCATATTCATAAAAGTAAGTTGCGCCCGGCGGCGCCTTGTAACCTTGCGGAATAAAGAACGGAACCACGCGGCAGCGGCAGTTGATCCACTCATGGATTGTAGCTTCGCCGCCGCTGCGATCGCCCGGATACTGCAGCCCATTGCTAAACGGATCATCCACGGCCACGATCTGGCCGTGCATACCTGCCAGCGTATGATCGGCCAAGTCTTGCGGCTCCGTGCCACGGCTGCGATCATCGTCTGCACCCCACCACTGCTCATAATTGGTAAGCTCCCGGCAGGTTTCATGCGCGCCCATGTTTTGAAAACTGTTTGTTTCCGTGCGCGCAACGCGCTTTAATTCGTATTCCTCCATACTATCAAACTGATCGCGCAGCCGGTCTGCAGCATCACGGATCCCCAGCCCTTCTTCATAGCTGCGCGCTAAATTGCCCATAACGTCGCCGCGCATACGTGCCATCGTGCGCTCGCTTGCTTCAAAGGCGTGATCCTTGATAAGCTTTTTAACCCGTTCGCTAAACTCGCGCGCGGTAAAATCCGGAGCGTGTGGCACTGTTTTCGCGTAGTCGTAAACCTGCTGACGGCCACGCCCTGCGCTATCCAGCGCCGCGTTCTGGATTATACTAATAAACTCCGGCTCCTTTTTGCGCAGTGCTGCAAGTAAAGCCTGCTGCGCTGCACTGTCGGAAGGCACCCGGCCGCGCTGCTGCAGTTTTGTTAGGACTTCATCAAAGGCGCTGCCCAGCAAACGGCGCAACCGCGCCGCAAGCCTATTTTCAGCCCACGCCGTCCATTCCATCCGTTCCACCTTTAGCGCTGCCCGGCGCATTTCGATCTCCGAGATCAACGCCATTTTCAAGGCCGTAGCTGTGTCCATCTTTGATCGCCACCTTTAAGAGTTTATCTTGCAAGCTTTGCATCGCCGCCTGCATCTGCTGCGCTTGCCGTGGTTCAATGCGCTCTTGTGTAAGCGGCTGTCCACCCACAAAGCGCGTATCAAGCAGCGGATCATCCGGGTCATCTTCCAGCCCGTATTTATCCGCATAGCGCTGTATAACATCACGGATCCGCATCGCGCCCATACTGAACAAGTGCATAACCATCTGAACATCGTGCTGTTCATCTTCCGTGTCTATTTCCGCAAACTTAAAGCGCCAGTCCGTTATTTCAAAGCCTTCACGGACAACCATGTTAACCATTTCTTCAAGTATTTCCTGCCGCGGCTTAATAACGCTGTCTTTATAAATCTGCGTGCTTTCCGCTGCAGTGCTGCCACCCAAAGATCCGGTTTCCGCAAGCCCGATCCTATAAGGCGGAACGCCGTGCGCAACGACAATTTCATCCCGGTTGTCCTTGCGGTAAAGCCTAAAGCTTGCGTCCTTTGTTTCCACTGCCAACGGCTGAAACTCAATCTTGACATCATTGTTTGCACCTTCGCGCGTCGGCACCGTTAAAATGAGCGTGCTGTGCGGTTCGTCCGCCAGCTTGCGCAGGTGATTTTCAATTTCTTCTTCCAGTTCCGTTTTCCCAGTATCAGGATCCACCGGCCCCGGATCATAATCGCCCGTGATAAATACAGCATAAGCCGGCACGCCGAAATTATCAAAGAAATTAAGGTTATAATCGCGCCGTGCAAGGTCGCCATGAACAGCGCCCAGCGCCGGCACTATGTCAGGGATCCCGTAAAAGTCCGACCGCTGCGAATACAAGCTGTTCCAAAGGACTTCCGTGGCCCTGCGATCCGCCGGTAAGCTGCCCAGTTCATGCTCCAGCCCAGTCTTGTAATCAATATCCTTTTCCACGCCGTAAAGTTTAAAGTATCGCTTTTTACCAGCCCGGCGCTGCACAACCTTTTCGCCGCCGCTGTGCATTCGCAGCGTATGCGACGGGATATGGTAAAACTTAATCGGTAAGCCGTCCGCGCTGTGATCTGCGCGCACAACTTCCAACGCCCCGTATCCCACGGCTTCAATATCGTATTGATGCCGGTAAAAGGTCGCTGTTAAGCCCTGCTGATCAAAGAACTCCTTAAGCTGCTCCTTTTGCGTCGGGGAAGGATCCTCCACAACTGGCTCCAATTCCCACCCAAGCCCAGCAGCGTCGCGCGCTTTGACCGCTGTGCAGCGCGCGTGGAATGTATTGATCTCCAATATGCCAGCCATTGCTTCGGGATTGTAAAGCGGCTTAATAACGTTTTCTGGCCCATAGTGATCCGCAAAACGATCCGCCGCCATCTGCCGGGAGCCTTCCTCCGATTTAACTGCGTATTGATCCAAAACATCTTCGCGCACTGTGCGCCCTTCCTTTGTTACATAACAAAACGGCCGCCGCGGAGCATTGCTTGCAGCCTTTTGCTGTTCGCGCTTCTGCTTGTTATAAGTTCTTGCGTGTTCCCGTTTCTTCTCCGGGTCTTTATAAGGCACTACAATCGCCTCCTTTCATTATTTGCGCCGCCGGCCACGCTTTGCGCTGCCTGCACTGCTTGCCGCGCGCGCGTGCCGCGTGCTGCTTTGCTGTGTTAACCGTGTTAACGCCTGCGTTAAGGCGTCAAACATATCATCAGTCGCGCCATAAGGCGCAACGGCGCATTCTTCAATCAGATCCCAGACCCACGGCGCAAGGGATGGATGAGGAAGGTAAACGTTGCCAGCTTCTACAATGGGTGAAACTGCGTGGCCGCGCGCTTCCTTGCTGCCGTCCGGCCTAACTGCAATCATGCCGCTAACCTTGCCTTGAAGCTGCTGTATAACTGCCGGCCCGTTTGCCTTATCTTCGATCCACTTTGCACGCGTTTCCGGCCACTTAAGCGATAACTGCTCAAGCGCCTTAACCGTGGCCGGGAAGTTAAGCTGCCGGCGGATCTGATCCTTGACATAATACTGCGATCCCTTTGCAGCCCAAACCTGCCCGACAACATAACTGCTGTCGCTGTGATCCTTAAATGCCATATCCCAACTCTGCGCCATGCTATCAAAACTTTCAGGCAATTCCTCTGCAGCCCGTTCAATAAAGCCGCCGCCTTCCGCTTCTGGTATTGGCAGCGTAACCGGCTTTAAATCATCGGCCTGCCCTTTATAACACCAAAACCTCCACCAATGCCGCTTCAATATTGCACCCGTGTTCGGCGCCGGCCGCTGCTGGTAAAGCGCGTTCCAAGCGCGCGTTCCAACTTCCTTCTTCCGCTTTTCGCCCCAGTCATGGTCAAAGCCAACGCCCGGCCAAAGATATTCGCCTTGCTGCCTGCCCAGCAGATCCGCTTCCGGTTCTTCGCACTGCGCCGGCAAACTAAAAACCTCCCATTCGTCAGGCTCATGTTCCAGCAGGCGCCCTGCCAGATCGTCCTCATGCCACCGGGTCAATATAAGTATAACTGCGCCGCCCGGCTGCAACCGCGGAACAAGCGTGTTCTGCCATTCGTGCCATAAGTTTTCGCGGTAAGTAACGCTGTCCGCTTCCTTGCGGTTCTTAATCGGGTCATCTATTATTAGCAGGTCGGCACCTTCGCCAGTGATCCCACTGCCCAGCCCTGCGCTGATCATGCCGCCCCGATGCCCTTTAATTCCCCAGTTCGTTGAACTGGAATGATCCCTGTTAACCTGTATATCAAACAAAGCCGGGCCAAAGTCAATCACTTTTTGCCTATTGGCCCGGCCGAATTTCTGTGCAAGGAAGCTGCCATAGCTGATCGCCATAACGCGGCGCTCCGGATCCTTGCCTATAAAGTAAGAAGGAAACGTTTCAGTAACGGTCATGCTCTTGCCGTGCCGCGGCGGCAATAAAAACATTATTTTCTGCAGATCACCCAACGCAACCTCCGTCAGCCGATCTGCAATTAATTGTAAATGCCGCGCCGGCTTATATAAGCCCTTATGCGTGTATTCGCAATAAAACGAATAATCCTGTTTAGCGAGTTCTTTCAGCAGTTCTTGATCGGAATAGTTCTTTAACTTTTGCTGCAACGTCGGGGTCGCCGACGAGTTCCTTGATAATGATCTGGTCTGTGCCATCTTCGTCGCCCTCCGTTATATCGGTCGCTTCGCCCAGTGCAAGGCGCCCGATCTTCTGGTAACGTTCCAAACTTTTTGCAAGTTGTTCCAACTGTGCCAGCGGCATCGGATCCCGGCCGCCGCTTTGCCGAAAGCGTTCGCTTGCCTGCGCAAGATGCGCCTGTATATGTTTTGTCGCCGTTTCCGACGCCCGGAAGATCGTTGCGTCAAACTCGCTCGCCTTGCCGGCTAAATGTTCAGCGCGCTTTTCTTGCCGTTTGTGTTCCACTCTTTGCCGGAAAATGTTCCGTTCATTGGCCCAGTCCTCCTGCGACGCGCGCTTGCGCATAGTGCTTTCGCTTATACCATGCCGTTCGCTTAACTGCTGCAACGTCGGCCAAACATGGTTCCCGTCGCTGTCCGTATAGCCTTCTATATATTCACTTTTTACCGGTTCCCAGTCATGCCGCTTGCCCATGTTAAAAACCTCCTGCCCTTATTTTATCGCGAAAATAGCTTTTTGACAAGCTTGCGCATAAAAAGGAACAACTGCTCCCAAAAGCCCGGCGCACCGTTGCCGTTGCCGCCATTATCATAATCGCCCAGTTCGTCCAACGCCGGCAAAACAAGCAGCCCAAAGCCGGTATATTTATCGCGGCTGTGCGCCTGCACGACTGGGAGCGTGTTTGCTTCGATCATGGCCCGGATCTGCTCCTTGCTGCGCGGCTTGCCGCGTGCCGTTATATATAACGCAAGCAGCCCGGCCACGTTCGGACAAGCAGCGCTTGTTCCGGTATAAATATCCACGATCGTATCACCCACCGGCTTAATGTTTATACGCCAGTTCGTAAAGCCCATGACTTCAAGCGCACTGCCAACCGCGCTATAATACTTCCTAACTATAGCACCGCTGTCAAGAACGGCTGCGCCCACTGCCAGCCACGTATCCTTTTTCGCCGGCACGCTAACACCGTCATAATCGCTGTTCCCGGCTGCAGCACAAAGCAGGCCGCCTTTGTTAAGGAGCTTTTCACTCCACTTTGCCAATTCGCGCATGAACCAACTGCCCGGATCTGGATAACCAAGACTTGCAGTTAATATATCAATGTTCTGCTTTATGCAAAGTTCGATCACGTCATAAGGCATTAACCGGTTCGCGTTAAAAGTGTAAATTGTAGCTTCCGGCGCAACCTGATGCAAAACGTGCGCGGTCATTGCACCGTGTTCCCACTGCTGCCCGTTAAACGTTTCCGGTTCGCCGCCATATTTTATTTTTCCACCCAGCCATCCGTCAGGGATCACAAAGCCGGTATCCAGCATTCCGATCCGCACGCCTGCACCTTTAAAGCCTGCGTCGTGATACTTGTCGATACCCTGCTTTTCCGCATATAACCTGTTCTCGTTAAGCAAAAATCTCCACCTCCCAGCCGTTTCATCCGTTGTCGCGGCCACCTTAACCGCACTTCGAGTATCCGCAATCCATGCAAACCGGGCAGCCGCCTTGCGGTATGTAATTAAAACTTCCGCAATCCGGGCAGCCGCCTTGCTGCTGCGCTTGCTGTTCTTGCTGCTGCGCTTGCTGCGTTTGCTGCGTATAATTTTCCAAAAATATCACCTCCAAAAATATGGAGCGTCCGGGTCGGAGTTGAACCGCCGCTTCGCTGCTGGCTGCAGCTTAAGCCCACTTCGGACGCTCAAACTTTTTTAGGATAAGCCTGCGCTTTTCCCTTAATCAATTTTAACAGATCCGGGTCGCCCTTGTCCAAGATTGCCACGTATTTATATTTCGGCTGCAGCACCTTAACAGTCCAGCCCTGCGCCTTTAACCAGTCCGCCCAGTGTTTACGAGTTTTTCCGCGCTGTTTTTTAAGATCATAAGGATATTTCCAATCGCGATCCTTTTGCCCATCAGGCGACACCCAGCGCCGGCCCGGCCACGTTCTGCCTATATAATACCAGTTGCAAGCCTGATATATTGTTCCGATCTCCCCGGCAGCCGGGTCAGCGTATGCAAGCAGCACCTTTGCAGCGCTGTCCTTTGCAACCATGCGCGCCGTTATGCTAACAAGGCGGCTGTTAGTTCCGGTCGGCGCCCAGTGAACGCAAGCGCCGCGCGCTAAATAAGCCACCTGATCGCGCTGCAGGTTAAACTCCTTATGACTGTTAACACCGGCCGCCCCGGCGCCGCCCACGTTGACGCAAGTAACGCCTGCCAAGTGATCGCCGTAAAATATGCCATAATGAAGGCCCGTTTGCGCCATTGTTCCCAGCCATTCATATTTCAGGATAACCGCGCGCGCCTGATCCTTGCTGATCCGTGCAACGTGCGCAAGGCGTGGCTTTAACTGATCCGGCTGCAGCCCTGCCGGCAGCCCTTCGGCAGCGAACTTTTGCCGTTGTATATACTGCCAGCAGGTTCCCATTTAACCTTCCACCCAGTAAAAGGAAGCGTCGCAAGCCTTTAAAAGTTTATCACCCAGCCAAACGCGCTCCGCTATGTTAAAAACCAGCGGCGTCAACGGCGCTTCTTTTTCAAACCGCGTCGCCGGGTTCTCATTGTCGTAAACCGCTTCAAACTTAAAGCCCGGCTTTGCCATTGCCAGCGCAACCAGTGTTTCGCCGCTGCCGCAAGTGATCCGGTAAGTATCCTCCCGGATCAAAACATCGCGATCCCGGTCAATAAAGCCACGTTCCTTAAGTTCAAACTTTGCCAGCGTTGCCAGCCGCCAGCCGATCCGTTCCATAAGCTCCGCCGGCAGGTTCCCACTGGTCGCGTCAAAGCAGTGCGGCCAAAAGCGGCGGATCTCGCTTTGCTTGAACCACCGCTGCGCCTGCAGGTCGCGCCCCGGCGCAATCTCAAGGGTCTTAATGCCGGCATTTTTTAACTCTTTGCTTGCATTGCCACAACTAAAGCAGATCGCCTGATCGTAACCGGCTTCTTCCATCCACCGCGCGATCTCTTTAGCCCGGATCCACTTGCGATCGCCTAACCTTAAATCGATCAACGCCATAAAAGCACCCACCTTTTTAATTAATCAGGCATCGGCTGCTTCGGCCACCGGCCACGCCTTGCCTGTTTTTCCTGTTCGGCCCTGCTTTGCGGCACTAAATAATTTTCCATATCCCGGCCGCCGGTATTCCAAACACTTTTAAACTGCTCCAAGAACTTCAAGCCGTGCTGTCTAACCGCGCGGCTTTCCGGCACTATGCCCAGCCGTTGAAGTGCAACCTGTTCCCACGCGCACTTTATACAGCTTCCGCAGCGGCCGTGCAGTATATTAGCAGCGCCGAACTTTTCAACATTCTTCTTCCGGCGCATTTCCTTAAACCGTGGCTGACAAGCGCAGCCTTTAATATAGTTGATTAGTCCATAGTCCGCGCACAAAGCCCAGCATTCAAGCGTATCTTGCAGCAGCATTAAGAACTTAACACCCGGCACGCGCTTTTCAAGGTAAGCGTTAAACAGCGCAACCGCTTTGTCGCCGTCGCTAAAGTCAAAGCCCCAGCCGCGTTCCGCCTGCGCCGTATCTTCGTGATAACCGGCCGTCCAAGCTGCGCCGCCCTGTTCTGCCATGCGCCCCAGCATACACAAAACAATGACTTGATTTTTGGTCGGCATTTCTACAACGCCGCTTTTTTTGCCGCTAATACTGATCTTATCTACAACCAGCGGCCAACCCATGCGGTCGCAGATCTTCTGCGCATAGTGCAGTTCATCGGCGACGCCCCGGTTAATGCCCTGCAAGTAATAAGGGATCACCTTGTAACCGCGCTCCTGCGCCCTGATCGCTGCAGCCACGCTGTCCTTCCCACCGGTAAAACTCACCCAGCAGGTTCCGTTATCCTGTAACGGTATCGGCTTCGGGCAATCAACTTCTTGCAGTGTAAGCTCTTGATCGCCTGCACCGTAAACCAGCTTTAAATATTCGCCCAGTTCCGGGCAGGCGTTAAACTTTTTTGCAAAAGGCACCGATCCCGTTGCGTTATATAACTCCATAGCTTCGCGCGGCAGCGCATTGTCGGCCACTTTGCCCAGCTTCATCTTTACGTTGCCGCCGCCGCCGTCTGCAGCCTGCACCTGCGCGCCATCGCCTGCAGCAGTTTCCGCTTCGCTTTCCAGCGTAACGCTGCCATCTTCGTCCAGTTCAACTTCCACAAACTGCAGATCCTTAATTTTATTAAGGTCGCCCTTGTAAAATACAAGGATATTCTGATGCGCCTTGCCCAGCTTGCGGCTTGCTTCAAACTGCCGCCCGGCGCGCAGCGGTAAGCTGCCGACCGGAGTAACCAAGATCGCTTCGTTGTAGTAATGCAAGCCCAGCCCTTTAAAGCAGCTTATGTTATCACCCACGAAGTTCCGGTAAGCGCCGGTCTTTTTATCGCGTATTTCGCCCACTTTTACCACAACAAAGGCGTTTTCCTTTAACTGCGCAACGGCCTGCTTAAAGATATGCTCATACCACGCCATAAATTCAGCATAACTGCCAAACGTGCTGCCGTCGGCTTCTTCACTGCTGTAAACCTCCAAGTCATAATAAGGCGGACTGGTAAAAATAAAATCATACTCCTGCCCTTGCGGCAAAACGCTTTCCAGCTTTGCAGCGTCGCCAGTGATCCAACGCACTTCGCCGCCCGGTTTTTCCGGCATTGCTTCAAGCTGCCTGTAATTGGCGTCCACCTGATCCTTCCTAACTTCAACGCCTGTATAACTAAAGCCCAGCAGCCCGGCCACGATGCCCTTCGTGCTTTCGCCGGCAAACGGATCAAGCACTGCGCCGCCTTCCGGGCAGAACCATTTAAACGCTATTTCTGCCAGCACCGGATCAAACGCGCTGCCGCCCTGATCCCTGCCGCGGCTCACCCAACCGGAAGCCGTGGTATCGTCAAGATCCTCCCTGCCGGCCTCCGTTATAATGCCCTTTGCATACCATTCCTCTTTTCGCTGCCGCCAGTAACCCTGCCGCGCGTCTAATACCGTAAATGGCGGCACGACAAAGCGCTCTGCCAAACTTTGCCCGTCGCCGTCCATGTAATCAGCGCCGTCCATAAGCCCTTCCGTATCGCCTATAAGATCGTCTATTTCCTGCTCCGAAAAACCAGTTGCTTCAATATCAAAGTCCGGCATTTCTTCATCGATCCACTTATTAATATTATCCAAAACATCGCGCAGCGCATCTTCATCCCAGCGCCCTTCGATCTTGTTAAGCGCAAGGTTCAAGGCCTGCTCCTTTTCCGCCGGCAGGTCAACCAAACTGACGTCCGCTTCTGTGTAACCAAGATCCTGCAGCACCTTAACGCGCTGATGTCCGCCTACAAGGCGCCCCGTGCGCTTGTTAAATACCAGCGGATCAACCAGCCCAAACTCCTGCAAACTTTTGCGCAGCCGTTCATATTCAGGGTCGCCCGGCTGCAAATCCACGCGCGGATTATACTCCGCAGGCGTTATTTCTTCAAGCTTCATCCGTTTTAATTCCAATTTTATCCACCTCCGTTAATAATTGTTTTAAGGACAAAAAAAACCAGCAGCGCGCAAGGGGTGAAACGCGCTGCTGCTGCCGTAAAAGGAGAAGGGTAGTGTATAGACATTGCAGTTGCAAGGGATAACATTGTTTTTAACCACCTTGATCCAATTTTACCACCCCTGCCACCCAATGTCAAGCCTATTGAACAAGTATTTTATCAAGCTGCGCGCCCCGGCCTTCGCGCCATGCGTCAATAATAGCCCGGATCTGATCTTCGCTGATCTGTGCGCCGGCCGCTGCAGCTTTTTTCTTTAACCAGTCAAGATCCTTTAAAAAAGCAACCGCGATCACCTTTTGCGTCGTGGTAAGTTCAAGCTCCTTCGGCGTATTATGTTCAACTTTGCGCTTTTTGCGACCCGGCCTTAAGTAACCGTTTTTTCGACGCCAATTAGCGAAAGCGTGCCACGTTATCCCCACCTGTTCGGCCGCTTGCTGATCGTTGTAACCGTGTTCAACCAACCAGATCCGCCGGGCCCGATCTTCTTCTGTTATCTTTATACCAAAGCGCCGATCGCTGCTGCCCCGGCGCGATTTTTGCTGTGCTGACAAGCATTTTTTGCAGATATAATAAAGGTTATCCTCCATTTTTCGGTTCCGGTAGAAATAATCCGTATTGGCCGGCAGCCATTGATCGCACTGCTTGCAGTATTTATTTCCGGTCAAACTGATCACCTGCCACTCTAACCCGTGCGCGCTGATCCGGTTCCCATATATCATCGCTTGCATAGTAATCCTTATCGATCGTGGGTGAATTTTCAAGTATATGGCCCGGATCAATTAAGTAAATGGTCTGCGCTTCCGGGTCGTCATAAGCAACCATAAACCAGTATCGTTCCATTAACCAGCCAATAACTTCACTATCGCTTAACTGCGCCAGCCGCCATTCTTCAAGCCCTTCTTCCAACGCGATCGCCCTAACCTGCCGGATCTGATCCCTGTTAAGCGCAGCATAACTTAATAATTCTTCCTGCGAGCTAATCTTGATCCCTAACCTGCCTTCCATAAAAACACCTCCCAAAAAATCGCCCTGCAAGGCGATAAACGCTAAAAATCGCCCTGCAGCGCTATTGTTATAATTCGTCGCCCCAGCTATCCCAGCCGGCGGCCGTTTGCCGTGCAAACAATTCGATCCGCGGCCGATCGCCTAAAAGCTGCACGATCCGCCGCCTTGCTTCGTCCGGTTTTTTACTGTGTTCTTCGCGCGGCGTCATAATAACCTGATGCACACCGGCATTAACTCTTTTTGGATTGCCTTTAATGCCCAGCAGGCAAACCTCTGCGTTCGCCCGTGTCCAGTTGCCCATTCCCCAAAACGGCGTCGGCTGCCGCTTGTTAAGCTTAACCCAAACAAACGCCGCGGTCTTATACATAAAGCCCCAGCCTGCCAGCGTGGTCAAGGCTTCATCAATAAGCGGAAACGTGGCCCAAAGAAAAAGCACGCTGTTTTCTGCCGCGATCCGCGGCACCGGAAGCGCCTGTATATCCTTAATATCCATAATTTTATACTTGCACCCGGCGCCGCGTTCGCCTGCCAGCGCGCGATCTTTATATTGCCACGGCGGATCTGCGTATATTATTTCATACGTTTTGTCCGGTAAGTCCATAACCGCGCGCCCTCCTTTTACCTTGCCCAGTTCGGCCGCTCGCCTTTAATGATCACAACTTCTGCAGTATCGCCACTTTCAAGCCTGTAATTAACCTTAAGGCTCTTATCATCTTCGTAAACGCCCACCTTGCAGTCATCTTCTTGCTTAACCAGTAAGCTTTTAACAATCTGCAGCGCTGCTGTGTCTGCGCCTATAGTGTTCGATAAATTATGCACCCATATATCTATGTCCAGTTCTTCAATGCCGCGCAGGCGCTTTAAAACGTTAACCAACCAGCGCACTTTTGCGTCCAGCGCTTCGCTGCCATCGGCCCGGATCTGTTCTTCTATAGCTTCAGCTTCATCTTCGGCTTCTGCTGCGCAGCGCATACGCAATTCGCCCAGCGCACTCGCGGCATCGTGCAAGCCCATGCCAGCAACGCCAGCAACGCTGCCCAGATCGAAATCGTCCGTAACCGCTTCCTCTTGATCATCGTGCAATTCAACCAGTTCATCCAACCAGCCTTCTTCACTGGCCCGTGCTAAAATCATGTCCTGCAACCCGTCAATGTCCTTGTAAACCTTTTTAAAAACTTCCTTTAACTTTAAACTTGCGTCCATAATACAAAATCCTCCTTTTAATAGTTGTTTTTTACTCCGCCAGCCCTGCAAACTGCGCGCGTAGCCAATGGAGTATTTTATGGCCGTTATCCAGCCAAACTTCCCGATCCTTTGCTTCCAGTTCGCCCTTGATCGCCTTGCCCAGCAGATCCTTCGCCAGTTCTTCCACTTCTTCGCCATCACGCGCCGGTTCAAAAGTTTCCGGCACTATTTCCGGCCCCGTGCGCTTGCGCTTTTTAGTCATTATTTAACAAGCACCTCCAAACTAACAATGATTAAAGCTGCAATAACCGCACCTGCTAACAAGTGAGGTTTTTTTGCAGCTTCTTCTTCGCCAAAAAAACCAAGCGCACTAATCGCCATTATAATAATAAAAAACACCTGAACAACTGTTATCATAATATCTATTCTGCCCTCCTTGTTTCCATATTATACCATAACCGGGCAGGGGAGTAAACTCCAAACCTGCCCGGCCGCTTATTATAGTTTACAGCTTGCCATAATCGTCGTCTTTGCCGCGCGGCTTGCTTTTAGCCCTGCTGTAAAGGTAAAAGCCAATAGCGGCCACAACGGCCACGCCTAAAAAGTAAATTGTTAACACCTGCCACAAAGGCAGCCTGTAAGCAAACTCCGGTTCTTCTTCTTCCATAAAGCCCGGCACGTTTTCTTTAAGGTATTCTTCCAGATCTTCAAACTGCTCTGCTTCGCGGTATTCCTGCAGCAGATCGCCTTTTTCGGCCAATTCATCTTCCAGTTCATCGATCCGGTCGGCCTGATCCGAACATGGCACTTCCACTTCTTTTTCCACGTATTCGGTTTCAGTAACGGTAACAACTTCCGTTTCGGTTTCAGTAATTACTTCCGGTTCGCAGCACTCCGGATCTTCCGGTTCTGCTGGTTCTTCTGCCTTGCAGATCGGGCAGGTAAGCCCCGGCTCCCGATCGTTGCGCCGTTCACCGCACTCAACGCAAGGATACAACTGCGAAAAACAGTTAAAACAAAGCGGCTGCGTGCCTTGTAAAGTGTAATGTCTGGCCGCGTCCGTATCCAACCATATTTCGCACCCAAGATCAAGCGCGTCGCTGCAGTAAACAGCTTCCCCAGCGCTAACCGGTTCGCTAATATAAGTTTCACCGTCGCCGCTGTTTGCCGGCGCGTTATTAGCAGCCCAGCCCATAACCAGCACGATCACCGTGATCCAAAAGATCAATCTAATTAAGCCCATCATATTATTTCCCTCCTTTCTTAAAATATTGTTCCCTAAACATTAACCAAGCCACAACGTTCCCAGCAATAAAACAACAAGCACCCATCACAACTGCTGCCGTCATTGTCATAAAAAAGCCCTCCTTAACTAAAATAAAAATAATCCGGCCAAAACACTTTCCTCTCAAGCTCGGCCTGCTGCTGCTGATCCAAACTCGGTTCCATGCGATCAAGCCAAACAGCTTCCTCCGCCTGCTGTGCAGCGTGTTCCAGCGCGTCGCAGTAAGCCTGCACCTGCGCCTTCACTAAATACTGGCCCGGATCCGTTTCCTCCCGTGGCCGGTCTAAAAGGTTCTTGTTCCGGGATTTAACGGCCGCGGCCTGCTGCCTTAAAATTTTCGACAAACGCTCTGCACGGCTTTTTTCCATCTGCTAATCACCCCTTCCTTGTTTTGCTGTATATTTTCCATTTCAGAAGCTATGCTAAACGCCAGATCGTCCGGGTCTTGAAACGTGCCGTTAATAATATAATCGCACGGGAGCAGCGAATAATTAAACTTTTTCCCGTCCGCGTATATTCTATAATCACCCATGCGCCGGCCCTGCTTCCTCATGCGCCGGTAACGTTCTTCTTCTTCAACCTCTAAATAAATAATAACAACCAGCGCGTCGTTAACCTCTTGCTTTAACAACTGCGCGCCGATCGGTTCAACCACAAACGCGCTGCAGCCCTTGCCTTTATATTGGCTGCGCTCCGTCCAGTAATGCGCGCCGTTATGTTCGGCATAAGTTATTATTTCCGGGTCAGCGTCCGGCTGCGCCGGCGGCTGATCTACAAAGTAATATTCATCGCCGCTTTCACCCGGCCGCGGCGTGCGCGTGGTAAAGGATTTTATAACGTTAAAACCGTGATACCTGCGCAAAACGTCCGCAAGCGCGGTCTTGCCGCTGCCACTTTTGCCCATAAGGCAAACAATAATATCATTCGTTTGCATCAGTGTTTTCCTCCCGTGTTTCATAAGGTTTTTCCGGCACCGGCAGCGCTTCGCTGTTATGCTCATATAATTGCATAAGCTGCAAAACGCGCCACGCCTTAAGGTCGCCCTTAACAGCGATCTCCATGCCATTCACGTAAACATTGCAGGCGCCGCTTGCGCGGTTATAAATTAAAATAAACAGATCACCCACGGCCAACACCTGCCTTCCATCGGCTATTCTTCCCAGCCAAGATCGCGCAGTATTTCTGCAATAAAACTGCCGGCTTCGCCCACACTTAAATCGTCAACTTCCGTTTTATCCAGCGGCGCAATGCCGCCCTTTTCTTCAACAATATCAATCAACTTGTATAGCGTTTCTCGTTGCTTTTCTGTTAACGGATCCATTATTGATCGCCCTCCTTAAGCGCTGCTTTAACGTCCGCTGCGCTGAAAACAGTGTAACAGAACGCGCCGGCTTTGCAAAGTCTTTTCATGGTATCGGCTTGAAGTTTTGTCAGTTTATTGCCCGGCCGCTTAACTTCAAAAAAGTAAACCGTTCCATCCTGTATAAAAAGCACGTCCGGCAGGCCCGATTTTTGATACCGGCCACCGTGCAGCTTAACTGCAAATCCGCCCGGCTGCTTTTTAAGCAGTTTCATAACGTTGTCGGTTATATTTTTTTCGTTCGGCTCATTCCACTCTGCCAGCCCAAACACCTCCCTTCAAGCCACCCATTACATTCTACCAGCGCTGCCATCTATTAACAGTATTGTTACACCGTGGCAAAAATCAAGGGTGAAAATCGCTTTTTGTGGTAATGCGTTACCAGTTATTTCGGCCGAGTGGTAACGGAAAAAGCCCTTAACCACGGGCAAAATCGGCCACATTACCACATTACCACTATTTTCGCCAATATACACCGTGTATTTTTTACAAAACTATGATCATAATATTTTATAAAGTTTTGTTTTGCTTTAAACCAATAATGGGTGGTAATAGTGGTAATAGTGGTAATAGTGATCTATAAAGCCCGCCATTAAGGCATTTTTCCGTTACCACTCGCGTTACCACTTAAGCCCATTATTACCACTTGCGCCGCTAATCCTGATCATACCAGCGTTCCTGCTGTTCTGGCTCCGGCGCCGGTTCTGGATCCCTTGCTGCAGGCGGCGGATAATAATCGGTTTCAGCGTCTATTTTATCTTCATCAACGCGCTTAAGACGCAACGCGTAAACACGCTTCGTTCCGCCGTCAATCCGTTTAACGATCTGCTTGCGGCCCCGGCTGTTTGCTTCCTTTTGCCCTGTAATTAAATAACCGGCTTCTGCCAATGCTGCGATAACTGTGCTTTCCAGCGGCATTTCTTCGCGCTTGAGGAAGTTGCGGAGTTCGTGCGGCAGTATATAATAAATATTGCCTTCACGCCATCCATAACGCGGAGTAATTTCTTCATCTTCAAACCGCAAGGCATTCGCATTAATCCAACTCTCGATCCTATGGTAAGCACGCTCGGCCAAACTTGCTTCCGATTGCTTAACCATCATTTCAGCGCTGCGCAGTGCAAAGTTCACCGCTTCCGCTTCGGCCACTTCTGGATCTTCTTGAAACACGTATTCGCTAACCAGCATATCAGCAAACGCAAACACAACCAGCGCGGCCGCGTGGCTGGGAACTAAATCGTGCGCCTGTGTCAGTGTATCTGCTAAATGATCCTTCATAAAAGTATAACGATCCTGCAGTGCTTCCGTGCCTGCTTCTGTAACCTTGCGCACAAACAGCGGCCCGGCGTGGCCGAAACTGTTAAGTTCGTGCATACGCTGCGCGTCTTTTTCGCTTGCAAACGGCGCGCCTTTAACCTCCACAACCCTTGTATATTGGCCGCCCTGCGCATTATCTACAACCAGCGGTTCTTCGCCCGTTGTAATTGCAACCGTGCGCCAGTGCTGCGTCTGCTGTAAACCGCCGCCCTTGCTGCCGCGAACCTTGCCTTGCCCTGATCCCAGCATATAAGGCAGCCTGTTTAAAAAATCGTCATTGCCTGCAACCTGTTTTTCGTCAATGCCCAGCGGCAGATCCCGGAAAAAGCCTGCGATCCGTTCCATGCCCACTTTAGTCGCATAAAAGGAAGTCATTAACTGCTCCGGGTCGCCCCAAGCGCTTAAAGCCGCTTTTAAGGCGGCTGTTTTGCCGATCCGCGTGGTTCCCCAGTTGTGCAATATAATATTCCTATGTCTAATTATTGCAAGCAGCGGCGCCGCAAAGCTGGCCGCGATCATAAGGCGCAATATATCGCTTTTTTCGCGTTCTGCGCCCACAACCTCTTTCCACTGATCCAACGTGCCTTCTTCGCAGTAAGCTTCCACCCATTGCCGCGTGGCCGGTTCAACATCAACCAGCAGATCGCCGGCATTGCCGGGATAAAATAAGTTGCCATGCCACCCAAGCTGCGATATACTTTTTGCAGTTTCAAGCAGATCATAATTTTCCTGTTCCAGCGCTTGAAAAAACTTAACAAGCGGTTTCGCGTTTTCGCTTGTTATGGTCATACCTAAATCCGCAAGAATTGGCAGCGATCGGGCCTGAAACAACGTTGATCGCGGCACGATTTCGCTATGCCATTCACCGTCGCGCTGATAACATATTTCAACCTTTTCTTGCCCGTCCTCCAACGATCGGATCCGGCGCTGTATTAAGATCGGCGTCCTGCAGATAGTAACCTGCAGCCCGGTATTATCGTCAATGGTAACGATCCCATCTTCTGTAAAGCGCCAGCCTGACGGCTGCCTTAACTGCACCGGCGCGTCTGTAAGCGTATCGCTGCTCTTATTAGTGATCTCCGCAACGTTTAACTCGCGCGCATTCGTAACGGCCGATTGCCAGCGTTCAGCAAACTTGTCCGGGTCTGCGCAGTGTAATTCGCTCGGATCTTTATGTTCATCAAACAGATCAACCGCAAACACCTTGCCTCTATAATCGGCATGGTAACAAGCTTCGGCCACTTTTTGAATAAAAGTGCTGCCGCCCTGATCCGGTTCCTGCACAACGTAAATCTGCTCAAGATCCTGCAGCCATTGACTGATCCATTCCTTTTTAAACACGCTTGCACCCGGCACGCCTAAAGCCGGCTCGCCGTGATGCCAGAGCGTATGCGCATCACTTTCGCCTTCAACCAAAAAAACGCGCTTCTGCTTGCGTATTTCCGGCAGGCGCCATAAACCATAAAGGATCACCTTGCTTCCCCGGCTCCATGTAAACTTCGGCCCACTGCCGGCATCGCCAAACCTGCGCCGCGTGCTTAACACGGATCCGGCTTCGTCCATATAAGGTATAGTGATCCCCAGCTTTGTATTCTTTAAACCAAGCTCCTGCAAGAACTGCGTCGGAAGCTTTTTTGCGTTCGCATAATCTTCAACGGTATATTTCCGCCGTTCTTCCTGTTTTTTAAGTATATTTTCGGAAGCATACTTATTCAGCACCTTAAAGGCGTCATCTTTGCTTAAGCCTTCCGTTTTTTGTAAAAAGGTTATCCCGTTGCCACCCAAGTCGCAGCCAAAACACTTCCAAAGCCCATTGTCCAGCTTTGCCGTAAAGCTGCCCTCTTTTTCGCTGTGAAACGGACATAACGCCTTTATTTCACCGTTGTTCATTTCCCAGTTTTGCAGGCGATCCTTGTAAAACTGTTCCCAGTTTACAAGCCTGTCATAGTCCGCCATATATTAAGCCTCCTTCAATATATTAAGCCTCCTTCAATAAGGCGGCAGGCCGCCCACTTGCTGCAGCCTGCCGCCCTGCTGGTTCAACCTATAGATCTTCTGGAAAGTCGCCGGTTTCCCATTTCGGTTCGCTGCTATGATCGGCTTCACCTTCAACCTGATCAACCGTTAAGCCACCGGCCAGAGCTTTAATGCTCTCGCCGTATTGTTTCATCGCTTGCGCGGCTTCTTGATCAAGCTGCCCGGTAACGGCCCAGCTTATCCGGCTGTATTCAATGCCACTGTTAGAAGTAACCTTCTTAAGCTTTGCCTTAACTACAACTTCATGGCTCCTTTTGCCTTTTTGCAGGATCTTCCTGCTAATCAGGTCGCTAAAGTTGCCTAAAGAAGTCGGCGGCAAACTAACCAGCAGCGGAAACATCTCGCCCTGCCGCAGCAGGTAAACACGGCGCCTATTGCTGCAAGCCTTGCCTTCGCCATCGCGCCCGGTTCCCCATTCGTTCAGTTCGCAGGTCTTGCAATGGCCGCCCGGCTCGCCAACGCCAAACTTTCCATCATAGGAAACGCAATCAGGCGGCGCGTTCGTGCCGTCATAGCTGTCTTTAAAATAAACGTTAACTGGGTGATGATGCACTATAACGCCTTCCAGTTCTTTTTCAATTTCTGGTTCGTCGTCATCATCGCCCGGCAATTCAAACGTTAAGCCGCCGCCACTCGGCACCTTAACATTCGTAAACCTAAATTGTAAACCATCCATTTCTTCCATAACGTCCGCACTGTCAAGCAGTGCAGGCGCGTCAAAACCCTCTACAACTGCCAACGCATTTTTCTGTTCTGGCATACTTTAAAATCCTCCTTAATAATGTTAGTTTTTTTAAGCTTTCCTCATGCCCACAACGTCTTTTTCGTAAACACTAACATACTCCCTGATCCACTCTGGCAGGTCGCCTTCGTTTTCTTCGATCTGCTCCCTAACAAAGCTTTCAAGGGTCTTAGGGTTCACGGTTTCCTTAATTAGATCGCCGTATCCCTCCTTCCTTAAAACTTCATAAAGCTGATCTCGCTTGTCTTTAAGGTCGTGCGCGTGGAGTTTTGTTTGCAGGTAAAACGTGCGATCGCCGCGCTGAAAGTTTTGCAGTTCATTATCAACCATTTCAGCAGTAAGTTCATCGTTCGTTTTTTCAAGCTGCTTGTTAAGCTCTTTAAGCTTGCCCTGCAACGCGTCCTTTTCTTCCTTTAGCTCCTTATAACGGTCAGCCAATTCAAAAATCCTGTCCATTGCCATTATACCACGTTCCTCCTTCCTTTAAAATAGTTGTAAAGGCTATTTATCGCGCCGCTGTCAAGTTTTAAGTCTATTAAAAGGCGTTTATACCTGTCAGCGGTTCTGGCGGCCTTTACGGCGCCATTTTTTAGCTTTATCCAGCTTTAACATCACCTCCCGAATTATTGCTCGCTGTTTTGTTATTATACAACCTAACTGCAAACAGTGCAAGCCGGGTCAACGTTGTCCTTTATTATACCCTGTTAGACCCGGCCTCCATCTTTGCAGCTATTATTTCGCAAAGTATTGTTTCCAATTATTAACCACGTCGTCGGCCAAACTGCGCTTCTGTTTAATGGCCCGGTATATTTTTTCGTCCACGGTATCCTTCGCGATTAAATGCAAGTAATTAACCGGCCGGCGCTGCCCGATCCTGTGAACGCGCGCCTTGCATTGATCATAATTGCCATAATTAAAGTCAGCGCTGTAAAATATGGCCGTGTCTGCCGCGTGCAGCGTGATCCCCAGCCCGGCTGTCTGCACCTGCGCAATAAATACGCGGATCTCCGGGTCGTTCTGAAACTGATCAACCATAGCGCCGCGATCCTCTTGCTTAACAGCGCCGTAAATATAACGGTATCCGGCCCGGCCCAGCCCGTTAAACTTTGTTTCATCAAGCAGCTTCATAATGGCCTTAATTTCCGGCACAAAGCGCGCGAATATAACAACTTTGTGTCCTGCGTGCAGCAGATCGCCCAGCGTTTCCTTTAAAAGATCAAGCTTTGCGCTGCTAACTTGCATCATTTCAGCGCTTTCCGCGTTAAATTCCTGATCTTCATCCTGATCGCGTGGCACAAAACCACCGACCATCTGCTGCAAGCGCAGCAGCCTTGTTAATACGTTGCTCGCAACCAGCCGGCCGCGCTGCTGTTTTTCGTTTTCAATTTCTGCCATGTTAGTTTTTAACATATCGTTATAATAACGGCGCGCCTTCGGTTCAAGATCGCAATAAAGATCCTGATCGATCCACTCCGGCAGATCAAGCGCTTCCTCTTTTGTTACTCTGTGCGCTATACTGTGCGCCTTCCTAACCAGTTCATCCTTGTTACGGTATCCCACAACTTCGCGATTTTCGTAACCACCCATGATCGCATATCTGTTCCGGAAGGAGTAATAACTTTTGCCAAACACTTCCGGATCAAGAAACTTATATTGGCTAAAGAAGTCCAGCGGCGTCGCCGTAACCGGCGTTCCAGTCAGGATCATCCTAAAGCCGGCCTTGTCGCTGATCTTATGCAAGCCCTTGCTCTGCTTTGCGGTATGATTTTTGATCCTCTGGCTTTCGTCGGCTATAACCATGTCCGGGTTCCACCCAAGCAGCATTTCAAAGATCCCCGGCCGCCAGTATCCTTCATAATTAACAAGCGCAACCTGCAGTGCGCCATTCACTTCCTGCAGATCAACAAGTGCTTGCTGCCGTTTTGCTTTATCACCCTGCAGCGTAACGGCCACAAAGTTAAAGTCAGCGGCTTCTTCAAACTCTGCTTTCCAAACCGGGATCACGCTTAACGGCGCAACGATTAACAGCTTTTTAACTTCACCGTCAAGGTAACGGCGCCCGGCCGTTGCGATCGCGGTTATAGTTTTGCCGCAGCCCTGTTCATGCAATAAACCGGCTGCGCTGTGCATTAAGCTGATATTATAGCCCTTGATCTGATGCGCAAAAGGTTCAATATGGCCCTTAAGCGGCATCGGCTTTGCTGGTTCTGGCCGGGCCTGATCCTTCGCCTGCGCGATCATTTCCTGCGCTTCCACTTTTTGCCTAACAAGCTCGCGCGCTTCGGCCGTTATTTCAACGCCGTTGTTTTCCAGCGTTTCCACAACCTCCGGCTCTGCCGGCAGGAACCATTCTTTAGTTTCCGGATTATATGATCGGCCCGGCAGTTGTTTTATTATGCTGATCAAGTTGCGGTTATAGCGGCCCCGGTAAACGAGGCCGCCACCTTCCGCCGCTGTTAATATATACATACTGATCGCTCCTTTTTAAGCTGTTTCCAATATTGCTTCTTCGCTTATTTTATCCCACTGTTCGGCCGGCAAACGTGTCAGCCGCCCAGCATAGCTTTCCGCTTCCAGCCGGCGCTCGTTCGGTAACGTGCGCGCTGCACGTGTAAAGGCGTTCACAACGCCATAAGCGGTATCGTGGCCTTCCCACTCTGAAACGGCCTGATCCGTAAACTGCCGGCTAAAGTTGCCATCGTTTGCCAGTTTTTTAATAACAGCAAACGGGTCATTAATCTGCTTTTCCTGCGTGTCTTTAAAGGCGTTCAAAAAGTCCTGCCCGGTCTGCAAGCTGTTAACTATAGCATCAGCAATCCGGCCTTGAAACTCGATCGGCCTTAAGTGAATATGCCGCTGTGTAAATGCTTCGCCCTGCTGATCCCAGCCACGCAAGCCGTTGCTGCAGATCAAGCGCCAGATCAACGCCTGCAGGTTAAAAGCACTTGCACCCACTTCGCTATTCACAAAGTCGCTGCCCAGCTTGTTCCAGTCAGCTTCGCCGCCCGGCAGGTTCCCAAGCTGCACGGCTAAATCGTTATAAGCCACGCGCAGGTTCATCCTGCGATCGTCTAAATGGAAGTCAACTATTTCAAAGTCATCTTCCCTGCCTTGCATTATGCCGGCTAAAGTGCTGATCACGGTATCATTATCCAATATGCTATATTTGTCGCTAACTGCGCCGCGCACAACGCCCGTTCCGTTGCCGTTATAGAGTTTTGCCCTTAACCTTATATGCTTATTCGTCCGGCTTGCCCAGTAATTGAAATGGCTCGCAAACAGCCACGGCGCCGCTTCCCTTTGTGTTAACAGGCGCTTAAAGTATTCAGCCGGCATATTAAGCCGCCCTAAAAGCTGGCCCGTGGCCCAGTCGTTCGGCTCAAGCCTAACATCTGCCTGTCGCGCCGTGCTTTCGTGCGCATAAGGTATCTGAACTTCGTTAACGCGCTTAAAAGCAAATCCACCGTTATCATCCATGTAAAGGTTCCTAAACGGCAAAACATAGTCGATCTTTCCGCGCTGATCATGCTCCACTTCATTCGCCACTTGCAACAATGTCTTTTTACCCACTTTAATCATCCTCCTTTTTTTGTTTGCGTGTCGCCCTGTAAAGCTTATATATGGTATCCAGATCCACTTCATAGAGCGCCGCCATGTCCGCTGCACGTTGCAGCGATAAACTCCGATCTCCACTTTCGATCAAACTCAAACCACTGCTGCTCAAGCCCAGCACTTCTGCAGCCTGCCGCAGTGATCGCTTCCGGTAAAGCCTTAACGCCTTAAGCGTATCCAGCATATCCGGCAGCGGCACTTCCGGCCGTTTATCCATATAACCACCTCCCAAAAGTTATTAAAAGCCACTTAAAGCGGCTTTATTAGCAGCACAAACGGCGGCCGCTTGCGCTGCCTGTAAAGCCCTTTAATACCAATGCAAAACGCTCTGATAATACTTTTCGCAATCATAGTCCAGCCGCGCGTTCCCGTAACCATAATTCGGTTCCAGCAGATCGCGCCGTGGCACCATGCAAAAGTCATTATATCCTTCCATGATCACCTTCCAGTATCCGCGGCTCGGCGGCGCAAGATCGCCCTTCTTCATATAGTAAACGATCGCTTCGCGCAATATGCCGTCATCTTCGCCGATCACCGTGCAGTATCGCCGGCCGTATAAATGCGGATAACCTTCATAACGATCAAGCTCCTTTAAGCAGCGCGGCGTTATTTCCCATATAACACCCATAACCGATCCGCCCTGCCTGTTAGGTATCACGTCAGCAACGCCGCGGAAAACCAGCCTGTGTCCGGGCAGCTTTGCCACTCCGATCGGCCGTGCGTCCGGGCAGCGCTGCTTCATCTGCCTTAAGTTTAAGTTGCTGCCATAAGCGAAATATATCATTTTTTTGCCCATGTTATTCACCCCTTCTTACTTTTAAAATATATATGCAAACACCTTGCACCCATAACATAAAGCCAAACAACCAAAAGTTAACAAAAAAATCAAAAGCTGCTTCGTTCATACCACCCAACTCCTTTGTCTTTTACAACCGCCAAAACCCTTCTTTTTGGCGTTTATGTCTTTTATAATTCTGCTGCAGCCGGGGTCGCATAATGCCGCGCGCCCGTAACGCTGCAACAAGGCGCAGCCTTGCGCGCCTGCGCGCATATACCGATCCCATTATACTGTCAACAAACTTAACAAGCAATGCTCCGGCCAACGCGGCGGCTGCCAGTGCAGCCAACCGCGTCAGCAAAACTTGATCCATCCCTGCAATAAACTCTGTCATAACGCTTAACCCTCCCGTTCCTTTTCGGCGGCCAACTCTTTCAGTTCGGCCAACGTGCCATTAAACAGCGTATTTCCGCTATAATGTTCATCTGTGCTGCCTTCGTTAATCGTGATCCGCACGCATTTTTCGCCTTGCCACTGGTAAAGTTCCGTTATAACGCTGCCTTCCCAGCTTTGCGCGGCGGCCCTTATGCCGCTTTCTTTTGATCCCTGCCGCGTTGCCTTGCCGCGGTTTCCTACAACTGCACCGTAAACTTCACTCATTTTAAGATCCTCCTTCTGTTTTGTTAGTAAGTTCCCAAAAGCAGCGCTTGCAGATCAAGCGCCAGATCGTTCCCTTTGCATTGTAAACCGTAAAGATCGGCTCGCGCTGCAGATCGTGCAGCAGCGCTGCCGCTTCCCCGATCATTTCCACGCCGCAATCGGCGCAGTTAAGCGCGCCTTTTGTTTTCGTTTTACGCATTGCAGCCACCTCCATATTCAGCAGCTTCCGCCTTAAGCTCTGCACCCCAGCGGCATAAACTGCAATATTCTTCCGTTCCGTCATCCTTAAATACCATGCCCATATTTTCGCAATCCGGGCAAACTAACTCAACGATCTTGTCATCCCCTGCAACGCTTGCCTTTTTGCTTAAAACAAGCTCTTGCGCTTCTGGCTTATCAAGCACGGCCAAAACAGCGCCGTTCGGCAGGCAATATTTAACCTGCTGCCTGATTAACCTGTTAGGGTTCATTAAAACCTTGTCCGCTAAAATTTCTTCAAAACGCATGGCAATCAACTCCCTTTTTTGTTTTGCAGCCTGCCTTCATCAGTGCAGCAGTGGCAAACCTGCTGCAGAGGCCGCGGCGTCAGCCATAACCGCGGCCTTTCGGCTATTTTAAAACTCCTTCATAAAAGAAGCCAACCAGCGCGCCGTCGCCGGGATGGCACCCAAAGTCGGCATCAATGCCGGCGGCAATCTCGTCCAAGTAAGGCCACGCTTCTTCGTGGATCAATATTATCGCCTGATCAAAACATTCACCATCCCAGTCATTAAGCGCTTCTTCCGGCGGCGCCGGCACTTCATTATCGCCGTAAACCAGCCGTTCCGCTTCCTTGCGCCATTCTGGCCGCAGATCGTAAGCCTGCACTAAATCAACCATTGCTTCCAGCAAATCGCTGTTCCGCATGGTTCCGTCGCTTATAACCAAACTGCCCTTCCGTTCAATTTCGTTTTGCAGCGCCTTAACGCCAGTCAATGCCCTTGCCATTATAAAGCCCTCCTTAAAATTTTAGGTTAAATAAGCCCTTCTTCTTCACTTTTACGGTTTATTTCGTTATCAAGCTGCTGCTTCATGCCCTGTATTTTTGCCAGTTCTGCAGCATCGCGCGCGATCCGGTCAAGCGGTATATTAAAGCTCATATTATTTACGTGGTTAATAAACCAGCTTGCGCGCTCCCATATTGCAACGCGATCGTCCTGTTCTTCCAAGCGTTCAACGTAACGGCTGCCTTCACCGGCAAACCTATTAATCGTATCAACTGCGTCTTTAATACTTTCAACCAGCTTTTCCCTTGCAATCCGTTCCCTGATCTCCAATACTTGCAATTCCCTTTCAGTCATTGTCAGCACCCCTTTAAAATTGATTTTAAGGCGTTTTAAGCGCCTTATAAATGCAACCGGCCCCGGCTGCACTTATAAGGCGGCAGCGGCCGCCTGTCAACCGCTGCGCCCTATCCATTAACCGTATCTTCCTCCTTAACAACCATTTCTTTAATAACGCCAGCGCGCAGCAGTTCTGCAACAAATTCATCTTCATTGTTAAACTGCAGCACATCACCGTTCCAGATCCGGCAGCGCTGCGCAACGCCTTCCATATAACGTATATTGTTTTCAACCATCCAAGTCGCGTCGCGCAGTGCTTTAACCAAGTCCAAACAAGTTTCGCCCTTATACCATTTTCCTGTTTCCAATAAAATGTAAATCATTAACAATCCCTCCTTTTTTAGCTTGCCAGTGTCCGCAATCCGCTTGTTCCAATGTTCTGCCGGCAATGCGGCCCCAGTCCGGTTTCAATGCTTTCCGGCACTGTTAAAGTCCGGCCGCACTTGCCGCAAGATCCGGCATGGTAAAAGTTAATATGTTCCGGCAGCGCGTTTCCTTGCTGCAGCATATTAAACAACCAGTAAAACGCCTTAAAGCTCTTGCACTGTGCGCTCACCCTGCTTTTACTGGTAAGCCTAAACTCACCCTCTGCAGCGCCCTTTTCAAAAAATATGGTTCCAACGTATCTATAATCCGTTTCATTATTGCTGCCGCTTAAAACGTTAACAAAGTAAAGGATCTTGCCGTTGCCAGTCTTGCGGCCTTTAATCCGGTAAGTGTAACGGCTGCCGGTCTGTTCGTTTTCAATGGTAAGCAGCGCGTTCCCTGCTAACATAAATTCCCACTGCCGTTCAATGCCCTCCAACTTAACGCCCGTCCGTTCCATGTTAACAACTCCCTTCCCCTTTTTTTATCTGGCTGGCTCATCAGTGCAGCGGCGCCACCGCTGCAGAGCAGCGCCGGTCGTGCGCGCTGCTTTCGCCTTGTTAGCTTGCTAACTGCTTCTGGCGCTTGCCGTAAAATTTCTGCACTTGCTGCAGTTCTTCGTCAGCGCCGCGGTATCCGGTCAGTGCAACGGCTTTCTTAAAGCTTTTCCAGCTATCGTCAACGTTTTTGGGGTTCAAAACGTTGCGGTCAGTCGCCTTGTTAACCATTGCTTGCGTTAACTTAATCCAGTTTATAATTTTCGGCGCTTCAACCGTTCCGCTGTGCTGCCTAAATTCAACCGTGCTGTGCGCCCGGTAAGCCCTTAAGTTAAGCTTTAAAAACCGGTCTGTAAAAAAGTTTAACAGTTGGTCAGTGCTGCTGGCATTGTAAATCCAATTCATAAACGCTTCGTCGCTGCTAAAGCTGCCCATCCGGGCATCAAACAAGCTCTTGCAATATTGGTTCCCGTTTGCCCGGCGGCTGCGCGGCATTAAACTGTCTATTGTTTTTTCGTAACGGGTATAAAGTAAGGTTATGTTTTTAAAGCTGTTTACGTTAAAATCGCTTGCGTCGTGATGCACGTGCAAGCCGGCTGTAACGTTAACGTCGGCGCCAGCTTGTTCCAGCGCGGCGCAAACAGTTTCAATTTCTGCAAGCCCTTCGCGGCCTTTTAAAATCGGGCTAACAATTTCAAGTCCGCGGCCAATCTGGCCGTTCCGCGCCTGCACGCTTGCGTCGGTAACAATCTTCCACCATGTTCGATCTTCGTGGTTATAATGTTCAACCCTGCAATCCAACCCGTATTCCCTCACTTTAGCTGCAACCTGCTCCGCGTTGTTATGCACAAACTCAATCTCTACTCCAAAAGTTCTTTCTTCATTAAAGCTGTTAACGATCTTTTTCATTTTCAGCACCCCTTTAAAAGTTTTGTTTAGCCTGCCATCATCAGCACTGCCGCGGCTAATCGGCAATGTAACGGCGGCAGCTTAACTGCCGCCCGTTTTCGGCTCACTATGTTTAACAACCGTTGCAACCCGGCTGCTCCGTTCGGGGTGTCGTTTACCTGTCCAACGCCATTTTCGCCTGCTCTTGCTTGCGGCTCTTGCGCCGTGTTTTCCTTTTAAAACCTCTCGGCTCCCCAGCTCCTTATCGGCGCCACCCGTGGCTTCTTTCTGCCAGTTTTGCCTCCGCCCTTCTGTTTGCCCTACCGGTCTTTCGCGGTTCCTGCTCCCGTCAGCCTTTTGGCTGTGGCCGGCTCTTAGGGTCTTCCCGGCTTGCGGCGGCTATTCTGTTTTCAAGGTTCGGTCTTGCTTGTCTTTCTGTTTTGCCCTTGCTCTAATTATATAATAACATGCCCTTTGCACCTTGTAAAGGGTTTCACCCACTTTTTTCGTGTTTTTTTTAACTTCCCCGGACATCTTCTTGTTCCCCGAAAAGCCCGTGGTTAAGGCATTTCTTATTCTTGCAAGCAAAAAAACTGGATTTTTTTTTATTTTTTTTATGATTTTTTTTGATTTTTTCTGCTTTTTTTATTGTAAACGTTGCCCGGCGGCCTGTAAAGTCCAAGAAAAACATAAAAAAACCGCCGCGCCTTGCAGCACGGCGGCATATAAGGGAACCCTAAAGGGAAGGGAGCCTTATTCTTCGATCAAATCTTCGCCTTTTGCCCACTCTTTGATCCGATCGAAAATGTTTTGCACTATTTTTTCAAACAGTTCTTCGCTAATAACCAGTTTAAGCCACTTCGGAAGGTAAGCGTATCCGTTATTTTTCACCCATTCAAACTTTTCCTTCCCAGTTTCAAGGATCTTCTTTTGCGCTAATTCTTCAGCTAAAAAGATCAAATCCCGAATCCGCTTTTTTGTAGCTTCCCAGTCAAAGATCGCCTTTAGCACAAAGATCAACGCTAAACCAATCAATCCCCAGTAACTTAAAACAAAATCAAAAAATTCAGCCATTGCTTTTTCACCTCCTTTTACCTAAAGTTTAAATAATCGTCCTTCTGCGTATAGTAAAACGGAACAAACTCAAGCTTTATGCGATCAACGCCGCCTTCATCATCCACGCGGATTTCTACAATCCATCCGCCCATCATGGCCGCCAGCCCTTTGTTCCGCATAAAAGGCGTCTGGCCCTGCAGGCAGCCGGCCTGTATAGCGTGAACGTTGCGGTAAAATAAATATTCTGCTTTGTGATAATGACCCACAACCAATATATTCGGCTTTTCGCCGCCGAACATGGCATCGATCATCTTCTGCGTTTTGTAGCTGATCGCGTATGCCGTGGCATCGGCCGGATGGCGAAGTTCCATAGTGCAGGTCGGGGTCAAGTTAATCAGCGCCCAGCTTTGCCCTAAATAAACCATGTCATCGCGCTTGTTTGCGATCATGCTGCCAATATCCAAGCCGCTGCGCTTAACAAAGCTCAAGTCATGGTTCCCTGTTATAAAGTAAGTTTTCATCGGCCGGCCGTTAACTGTGCGCCGTGGGTGGTTTTTAACCACTTCTTCAACGTGATCATCCGCGCCTTGATTATAGCATTCGTATTCGTGGCCCTTGCGCATTTTTTCGCCTTCATCCAGATCGCCCGGATCATAAACGTTTTCGATCCCTTCCTGTTCAAATACATCATAAAGCCGGTTCATGTTCGTAATCTGTGCAAATTTGCTGTTAAAGTGCTTATCGCTTGCAACGCCGAACCGTATAATCCGGTCGCCCTGCCAGCCTGCGTCATGCACCGGTATATCTACCGGCGCAAGATCCTTCTGCAGCCTGTAAACGCCGTCATTATATTCAACCAGCTTTCCTTCTTCCTGCAGATCCGCAACGGCGGCTTCCAGCACGCGGTCGCTGATCCCGAAACGCTGCTTTATGTCCTCCGCAGCCCGTGGCTTTGCTAAAAAGCTATAAAGCTGCTCGTTAAGTTCTTGCATGGTAAACGGTTCTTCCTGCTGCTCCTGTTCAACGGTTCTTTTTGGCCGGAACGCTTGCCCGTGTTTTTTGGCCTGCTCCTTTGCCCTGCCAATGATCCCTTTAACTTGATGGAAGCTCAAGCCCAGTTCTGAACCGATCGCATTGTAGCTTTCTCCCTGTAAGTAAAGATCCCAAACCTTTTTTCTGCGTGTTTCGTTGTCCAAACTTTAATTCCTCCTTTGTGTTAACCGGCGCACAAAGCACCTTTAATGCTGCAATCCTTTCCAGTGCTTCCGTCAATTCATCGAAAATTTCCGTGGCATGGTATCGCACCCAGTAAGAGGTCGCGCCGCCCCAAACGAAAACCAGCTTGTTCCAGTTGTAAGCATACGCAAGCTCCATGCTGGTTCCGTGGTAAGCAACGCCCTTTAAAGCTATTTCCGCAAGTATTATATCACTTTGCCATATAGCGTCAAGGTCTGCTTCTACAATGCCCTCCGGAGTATAATAATCCGTGTTAATGCCCGGCAGCGTTAAATCCTTTCCGCTTGTCGGGTCAAACACCTTAAAGCCTGCCCTTTCTAAATAACTCCCTGCCGCCCTGCGCCATCCAACCGCGTATTCAGGCGAAACTTCACTGATTGCACCTGCAAGATAAATCGCTTGCATAAACAAGCCCTCCCTTTAATTGATTATAACTGGGTGAACAACCATTGTTCCGGAAGCGACTGTATGCTGCTTCCCTTCAATCGTAACCTTTAATTCGTGATAATAACTGCCCTGCAGTTCGTTTGTGTCCGCCGGCACTAAATCAACCAGCGCAAGGTTCCCCTGCAGCGAAACGTTATCCTTTTCCAAAAAAGGTTCGCTGCTTAAGCGCTCCGATAAAGCCCAAACGGCCGAGCCATGATCCAACGTTTCGGCGTCCTGCACCTTAAAGCGCAGCCGCTTATCATCGCCGGCATAAAGCTCAAAGTTCTGGTTCCTAACAACGCTCATTTTATAAAATCCCTCCCTTTGTGCAATTTTAACCGGTTTTCGCAAACTTTGCAACCAGTTTAATTTCTGCCTGTATAAGTCCGTAAAGCGGCGCCTGTTCAACCAGCGCAGCCGTTAAGTCCACTTCTGGATAAAGCTTGCCATATAGCTCCACAACCGGCAGCGGAACAACAAAGACAAAGCCCTTGCCCACGCCGGCACCTGCTGCCTTGCCGTTAACGCGCAGCAACGGAGCAGCTTGCATATTTCCAACACCAACGCCGCCAGCGTGGCCGTAAATCAATAATAAGGAACGGCCTATGCAAACACCCACGCCGGAGCCAGAAGCGGCACCTGTCGCGATCTGCTTGCCCTGTGCGCGCATTTTACCACGGCCGGCGCCGTAACCTTCCGCTTCATGTATCCCAAAGATCGCGCCGTCGGCCAAACCGATCCCGATCCCTTGACCGTGCGCCTTTGCATATATTTCAAGGTAAGCGTCAGCACGTCCGGCTCCTGTCGCGGCACCTGTCGCGGCTGCCTGCTGGTAAACCTTGCCGGCTGCAGATCCGGCCGCAAAGCCCGATCCTGCCGCGCTTGCCGGGATTAGCATTAAGCTGTCAGCGGTTCCCAGCCCACGTCCTGCTCCTGTCGCGGCGGCTGTCGTAACCGCCCGGCCTTCTGCCTGCCCGGCTGCAACGCCGGCACCTTTAGCGCTGCCCAGCACAACGCGCAAGCCTTTTGCTGCTGCCTGCCCGGCGGCCGATCCCGTGGCCTGCGCCGGCACCTGTAAGCGGCCAACGGCCAAACTTTCAGCCGTGCCGCTGCCGGCGGCCTGCGCCTTAACAGTAACCTTGCCGTCTGCTGCAGCACTGCCGATCCCGTGGCCCTTGCCGCGGCCCTGTTTAAAGCCTATAAACGATCCGCGGCCAACGCCGGTTCCACGCCCGGATCCGCTTGCTGCTGCCTTAACAGTAACCTTGCTGTCCGCTGCAGCGGTTCCTTTTGCAACGCCCAGCGCAAACGCCTGCACGTTAACCAGCCCGTCGGCCTGCCCGGCGCCTGCACCGGATCCACTTGCTGCGCCCCGATAAAAGCCTATAACATTCCCGGAAGCTAACCCGGAACCAAGCCCGAAGCCGGAAGCTTCCGCGTATATTTTAAGCAGCGCGTCCGCGTGCGCGCCTGCCTGCGCGGAGCCGCGCGCGCTTGCGTATATGCGCGCCTGCCCGTCCGCGTGCGCGCCTGCCTGCGCAGAACCGGAAGCGGCGGCCAGAATTAAGCTCTTGCCCTGCGCCTGCCCGGCACCTGCACCGGAGCCGTCCGCCTGCGCAAGTATAATCGCAATCACGGTTCCTTTAGAAGTTGCAGCCCCAGCACCGCTGCCGCTTGCTGCAGCACTAACAACCGCCCGACTGTCAGCCGTGGCCTGCCCGGCCCCGGATCCACTTGCGGCGCCTTTGTGAATACCTATAACATTCGCTTCTGCTGCCGCCTGCCCTGCACCGGATCCGTCTGCTTCGCCATGCACAACGCGCCGGCCTTCTGCCGTGGCCGATCCAACGCCGGATCCATCCGCTGCACCTTCTACAATAATTTCTTGCGTTTCAAACGTTTGCACGCCGCCATAATGCCAATCGTATTTATTAAGATCAAGGAAAGCCCACTCATATTCATATTCATAACCAAGATCCAAGCCTTCCAGAAGGTGATCGAAATACTCCCACGTGTCGCCAACCATGTGATCGTCAACTTCAACGCTGTTCCATTCTTCTTCGCCTTTTTTGCGATAATAAAGCCAAACATGAAAGCCAATTTCAGGCACGCTGATCACCTCCTGCGCTTATTTTAACAAGGTAACATTATAAACCTTTAACTTGCTGCTGCCGGCTGCCGTGCGCCTGATACCAAAGCCCGGATAATTCGTTCCAGATACGCCGGTTTTTAGTATATGCACGCGCCGCCCGTGGCCTTGCGCGTCCGGCAGATAACGGATAGATCGCGAAGCGTCCATGTATTGCTGCCCTGTGCTGGTAAAAACTCCAAGTTGCACAATCGCGCCGCTGCCGTCCTCCACTTCAAATTCAAACATAATTTCGCTAAAATCACCCAGATCGATTGCATTGTCAACCCGTAAATTTATCTGGCTGTCGCTGCCGCTAACTTCAAGCTCTATATGATCATCTTTATAATCAACGCTGCGCGTGCCGCTTGTATAACCTTCCGTCCAATAAGGTTCAATAAACGGCATCAGGTTGAATAGCAAAACGTCATCTTTCATCCAGCCGGCGCCGCCGTAAATTTTACCGTTTGCACTGCCCACGGTATCTTTAACTTCATCGCCGCCGCCCTTGCGCATCGGATAATAATGTATAAGCCCGTCGCTATCTTCCGGGATAAGATCGCCATTTTTTAGGTCGTCAAAGTAAATTTCGCGCTCCCACCATGCAAGCTCTTTATCAAACACTGCAAAGTTTGCAAGCTCTATCCCGGCATAACGTTCGTTCCGATCGTTTGCCCGGCCAAAGACAAGATCGTAGCTATGCCAGTTTAGATCCGCGTCCGCGTTTTGACTATCAACTGCGCCTTCATAATCATCAACAAACAGGCGCACTTCGCCGCCATCAGAGCCGTCAATCCACGTAAAACAGCAAACGTGCCGGTTCCCATCAAAGTTAAAGCCGTGCGAAAGTATAAATGTCCAGTCGCCGCTTGATCCGTGGCAGCCGGCCACCGTTAAATTCCCGGCCGTGCTTAACCAGCAGCGGATCCCGTGATCCGCCGTGGAAAAAACAGTTGACCAAAGCCCCATATTTTCTTCCGTCGGCTGCTCATGCGCTGCCAGTTCAAATATAACGCTTATTGGATGGCCGCCCACTTGCGCCGGCAAAACACGATCGGAAAATTGCACCCAACTGGAAGGCACTATTTCTTCGCCCCAGTCATCGCTATGATAAGTCAGCCCGTCATCCGCTGCGTCTGCAGCGTTATCAATGCTGCTGCCGCTGCCTTCATCCATCCTGTAATAAGCTTCGCAATCAAATTCTTCGCCGTTAAGCAGCAGGTCGGCCAAACGCCGGCGATCCGCTGCGCTTGCAATGCGCACATCAAAGATCGCCAGCCCGGCAATGCCACTGCCAGAAGGAAACCAGCGTTCGCTCCGGTCGCTTGCCCTGCCCACGGTAAGATCGTCCGCGTGGGAAGTGATCCAAATTTCCGCCGTGTCCGTGGCAGCCGGACTGTCCATGTCATCAATAAACAACCGCGCGCCATCGCTATCCGTGGTTCCAGTCCAGTCAATATATACCACGTGCCAGCGGCCGTCGCAAGGAAAATCAGCGTCCGCGTTAAAATTCCAGTTGCCGCTTGATGAGTAAACGCCCCGGAAGTTCATTTCGCCACTGGTATTCACCCAAAGCCGGATCCCACTGTTTGCCGTGGCGAACGCCGTTGCAAGGACTTCCGTATTAGCGTCCGACGGCTCCGATCCAAACTTAACCAGCATGATCGCGGATAGCGCCGCGGTTCCGAAAACGGAGCTATCTGCCTGCGCATACGTGCCAGAAGAAAAGCCGGCATAAGTCCGCTTCGTGCTGTTAAACTTTAAGCCCGGCTGACCGGGAGAAGGAAACGGCGGCGGCACTATGCGCGCGCGGCCCTCTACTAACCAGTTTTCCGGGTTCGCCTGCTCCGTGGCATCGTAAGTATCCGCTTCAACTTCATAATCATATTCACGCACTGTTTTCGCCTCCATTGGAAAAGTATAATCAAACTGATGCCGGCCGCTTGTTAGGTATTCCTTCATATAATCTTCTTCTTCGCCGCTGTGTTCCGGCGCAAAACTTTCCACCTGCACGCTGCTATCCTGATCCCACTTATGCTTCCTAAAACGCCCTTCGCCGCGATCACCCATGTAATCTTCATAGTTATTCTGATGCTCATACGCCTGCCAGTTATGATAAAATTGTCCAACGCGCCGGCCGGCATTATTATAATCAAACCTGCGCGCCCCGTCCGTATGCGTGCCGCCCTCTATAGATCCCAAGCAATGCCCACAAAGCACGATCGAAATATTGCCGTGTTTACAGACAAAGTTTTGCCATATATTTTTTCCGCTATCCCTTAAAAGCGCTTCTTCCGCGCCATCTAAATATTCATGTGTAACCACAACGATCTCCCTGTTAGGATGATCCGCTGCAATGCCGTTCGCCCAGTCAAGGGTCGAACTGCGTGGCCGGTATTCGAGCGCCATAAACAACCAGTCCTTGCCGCCGCCTGAAAGTAAAAAATAAACATTTTCAGCGCCTTCCCCGTGGCTGCCGCCGAACCAGTCTTTGTCGCTGTATTTATCCAGCCCGAAATGATCGTTAAAGCGCGTTAAGCCGCGCGTTTCAGCTTCCCAGTCCGTTTCGTTATCATCGTCGTAATCATGGTTCCCCGGCGCTATTAAAAGCGGTATGTCGTTATCAAATAAAATATCCATTTCCGGTTCGGCCAACTGAAACTCGTCCAAGTTGTAACCACGATTTACAACATCCCCAGCGTGCAGCACAACCAGCCCGTTTTTATCCGCGGATCCCCAGTTATCCTTGATCCAATTAAAAGAAGTATTAACATAACCGGCGCGATCTTCGTTGTCTATGTGAGTATCCGTTATGTTAAAAATTGTAAGCATTGCTTTTCATTGCCACCTTTAGCAAGGGAGGGCAGCGTTTAACTGCCCTCCCGGTTTATGCTGCACTGCCTTAATCCAGATCGCAAACAAGGTCGCTGATCGGAAGCTGGAAGGTATCGCCTGCGTTAACCGTTTTTTGATCCTTAAGCGGACACCAATAAATGATATTTCCGCCATCGTCGGCATCGCAGACTATAGCGTATTTAACCGCTCCAGAAGGCATATCTTCAAATTCCAGCAGGTTTTCATTTTCCACTTCTGCAGGGTTCGTCTTGTCCTCATCTTCCCAGCTAACTGCGCTGAAATTGATCTGCTTGCGATTGCCTGTATAGCCTGTGATTTCGTTTGTTAAGTCATTCTGCTCCAACTCGTTATCCGTGCCGCTGTCGCTAACTAATCCGCAGTAAACATTGTCCGGCATACTAACCGTTTCACCGCGCAAAACGGCGTCAAGTATTTTTTGTTCCCAGTGTTCACTAATATTAGCCACTTTAAACCACCTCCCGTCTGTTTAATCTTATTATATCGCGCGCAGCCGGTTTAATCAACCATTAAGGCGCTTGATTATTGCAGCAATAAGCGCTTTAAGCTGTTTAACCAGCCATTGCAAAAACTCGGTCTTTTCGCCATCTTCACTTCCATTATTATCGCCTTGATCGCCGTTGCCGTTATCCGGGTCAGGATCCGG